CACGCGAGAGAGCATCCTGGCTGGCGCGGTCCTGGGCCTGGCCGGTCCCGGCAAAAAGATCAGCGGCATTATGCCCTGCACGGTGATCCGGCCCGGCGACATGGCCGACAACATTCTCGACCGCGAAAAGCACCCCGAGTGGAACGGCGAACGGACCAAGATGGTCTACTCATTCCCCACCAATGAGAAGCTGTGGCAGCGCTACGCCGAGATTCGCGCCGAGAGCATGCGGCAAGGGAACGCCGGCGAGGAGGCCACCGAGTTCTACCGCCAGAACCGGGCGGCGATGGACGAAGGCGCGGTCGTCGCCTGGCCTGAACGTTATATTATGACGAGCTATCGGCGATTCAACATGCGATGAACCTCAAGCTTCAGGATGAGGTCGCATTCTACGCCGAGTATCAGAACGAGCCATTGCCCGCTGAGACGGTTAGCGACGACGAACTGACCGTCGAGCAAATCGCGGGCAAGATCAACCGGATGAAGCGGGGCGAGGTTCCAGTTGGCTGTAACCATCTGACGGCGTTTATCGACGTGCAGGCTAACTTGCTATTTTATTCTGTAGCCGCTTGGGAGGACGACTTCACCGGTTATGTGCTTGACTACGGCACTTACCCCGACCAAAAGCGGCCCTATTTCACCCTCCGAGACGCCAGAATGACCCTCGCAATGGTGACCAATGCTAGCGGGCTTGAGGGGGTGATCTATGCTGGCTTAGAGACACTGACTAGCCAGATCATCGGTCGCGCCTGGCGTCGGGACGATGGGGCCGAGCTACGAGTTGAGCGTTGCTTCATCGACGCCAACTGGGGGTCGTCTACCGATGTCATCTATCAGTTCTGCCGACAGTCTGCATATGCATCTGTGGTCATGCCGAGCCACGGCCGATTTGTGGGCGCGTCCTCACAGCCGTTTAGTGAGCACAAGCGCCGGCCTGGTGACCGGGTCGGCCTCAACTGGCGCATTCCCAACGTTCAAGGTAAGCGCGTCGTGCGCCATGCGCTGTTCGACACCAACTACTGGAAGTCCTTCATCCACGCCCGCCTGGCCGTGGCGATGGGCGACCGTGGCTGCCTCTCGCTCTTCGGAGACAAGGCCGACCAACACCGGCTATTCGCGGAACACCTCACCTCGGAGTACCGCGTGAAGACCGAGGGGCGGGGGCGGACCGTGGACGAGTGGAAAATGCGGCCCGAACGAGGCGACAACCATTGGTTCGATTGCCTGGTCGGCTGCGCCGTGGCTGCATCGATCCAGGGCGCGGTGCTCCAAGGCACGGACGGCCAGGCCCCGCCGAAGCGCGAGCGCATCAGCTTCGCCGAGCTGCAACGGAGGGCGCGGCGATGAAACAATCGCAAGCAAGACGCGACGGCCTCGGCATTCGTTGTCCGCAGTGCGGCTGCCGGCACTTCAAGACTACCCATACCGAGCCGCTGCGCGACGGCCGCATCCGCCGGCGCAAGGCTTGTTGCCACTGCGGGCGGAAGCTCGTCACCTTCGAGGCCCCTCCGGCCGTCAATCCCTCTTCGGATCGCTACCTGTAGCACGATTTCGGCATTTCGACCGCTCCCTGCGTCAACTCGCGCCCGAACTGCAAAGGTCTATCGGTAGAGGCCGGCGGTCGGCCTGTTCTACCGGGAGCACACCTTCATGGCTGAGCTGGACGACACGATCCGCCAAAACGCCCAAGGCCCGGCGAAGGCCGCGGGCGATGCGGGCAGCGTCGAGCAGCACAAGCTCAGCGAGCAAATCGATGCGGACCGCTACTTGGCGTCGAAGGAAGCGGCCGGTCAGAAGAAGCGCGGCCTGCGCTTCAACAAGCTCGTGCCGCCGGGGGTCAATTGAGTGTTCCGCTGGTTGTCCAACCTGTTCACGACCAAGGCGCCGGCGCGTTCACCGCGTCGCGCCATGCGGATGCTCCGTGCCCGCTACGACGCGGCGGTGACGAACGACGACAACCGTCGGCACTGGGCGAATGCGGACGGGCTATCGGCTAACGCCGCCAACAGCGCCGACGTGCGCCGTATCTTGAGGAACCGGTCGCGCTACGAGGTCGCCAACAATAGCTACGCCCGCGGCATCGTCCTCACCCTGGCCAACGACACCATCGGCACTGGCCCTCGGCTGCAAATGCTCACGGAGGACGCCGAGGCCAACCGCCGCATTGAACAGGAGTTTGCCCGCTGGTCCAAGGCGGTCGGCCTAGCCGAGAAGCTCCGCACCATGCGGATCGCCCGAGCGCAGGACGGCGAGTCTTTCGCCATCCTCACGAACAACCGCAACCTGCCCACGTCCGTGCAGCTCGATCTGCGCCTGGTCGAAGCTGACCAGGTATGCACGCCGGACCTGAGCGTGCTCACCGAGAACGCCATCGACGGGATCGTCTTCGACGCCGCCGGCAATCCGGTTGAGTACCACGTGCTGCGGGAACATCCCGGCGATACCTCGCGTCGCTTCATCCTCGAGTACGACCGTTTGCCGGCGTCGTCGGTCATCCATTGGTTCCGCGCCGACCGCCCCGGCCAAGCGCGGGGCATCCCGGACATCATGCCGGCGCTGCCGCTGTTCGCACAATTGCGGCGCTTCACTCTGGCCGTGATCGCCGCCGCCGAGACCGCCGCTGACTTCGCCGGCATCCTCTACACCGATGCGCCGGCGGGTGGGGAGTCGGAAGCGGCCGAGCCGTTCGAGCCCATCGAACTGGAGCAGCGGGCGCTGGTGACGATGCCCGGCGGCTGGAAGATGAGCCAGCTTCAAGCCGAGCAGCCGGCAACCACTTATGCCGAGTTCAAGAAGGAAATCCTGAACGAGATCGCCCGCTGCTTGAACATGCCGTTCAACGTCGCGGCGGGAAATTCGTCGGGCTACAACTATGCCTCCGGCCGTCTCGACCACCAGACGTACTTCAAGGCGATCCGCGTCGATCAGTCGCACTTGGAGTGTGTCATTCTCGACCGCATCCTCGCGGCCTGGCTCGACGAGGCAGCGCTGATACCAGGTTTCTTGCCCGGCAATCTCGGCCCGTTTGTTGACTGGTCCCACCAATGGTTCTGGGACGGGCACGAGCACGTCGATCCGGCCAAGGAAGCATCGGCCCAGGCGACTCGCCTGGCCAACCACACGACCTCCCTCGCGCACGAATACGCCCGGCAAGGCCGGGACTGGGAGGAGGCTCTGCGCCAGCGGGCCAAGGAAGTCGCGCTCATGCAGGAGTTAGGCCTGACCGCCGCCACGGCCACGCAACCGCCGTCCGATGACAAGGACAAGCCCGAGGACGAAAAGGAAACGCTCGATGAAGAAGCCGAACTCGAAGAGCAAGCCGCTTGAGAACCGGACGCTGAACCTGCTTGCCGCCTCGGTCGAGCTGGAAGCGGCTCCCGCCGACGGCGAACCGCAGAAGCTGCGGCGCTTCACGATGACCGCGTACACCGGCGGGGCCATGCAGCTTGCCGGCTGGCGCTATCCCGTGGTGGTCGATCTGCAAGGGTTGCAACTCGGCAAGCAGCGCCGGCCGATTCTACTGGACCACACGCGCGACGTGGACTTCGTGATGGGGCAAACCGACTCCATCGCGGTGATGAACGACCAGCTCGTGGTCGCAGGCCAGGTCATGGGCGATTCGCCGAAGGCCCGGCAGGTAATCGCCCTCAACGACAAGGGCTTCGGCTGGCAGGCGTCGATCGGTGCGCGGGCCGACCAGGTCGAGTTTGTGCCGGAGGGGAAGACCTCACAGGCCAACGGCCGGGACTTCCCCGGACCGGTCAACATCGCCCGGCGGGCCACGCTCGGGGAAATCAGCTTCGTGGTGCTCGGCGCGGACGAGAACACCTCGGCCCAGATCGCCGCCAGCGCCGACCAATCGAAGGAGACCGCAGACATGGACTTCACGAAATGGCTTGAATCCCAGGGCTTCACGGTGGACTCCCTGAGCGAGCAGCAGACCAAAAACCTACGGGCGATCTACGACGCCCAGGCCGCCAGGCCCACCGGCGATCCCGAGCCGAGCCCCGCCGCAACGATCCGCGCCGAGGCTGCGGCCGAGGCCAAGCGGATTGCCGCCGTCCGCAAGATCTGCGGCGGCAAACATGGCGAGATCGAGGCGAAGGCCATCGAAGAGGGCTGGGACGCCCCGCGCACGGAATTGGAAGTTCTCCGGGCCTCCCGTCCGCAAGGACCGGCGATCCAGACGGGCGGCAAGGCGCCCAGTGCCCAGGCCATCGAAGCCGCCTTGTGCCTGTCGGTGCGGATGTCCGAGGAGAAGGTCCTGCGGTGGTACGGCCAGCAGACCGTCGAAGCCGCCCAATCCCGCGACCTGCGCGGCATGGGCCTGCACGAGCTGCTCTATCAGGTGATCCATGCCGCAGGCGGTCACGCCCGTCCGGGCCGGATGAACGATGACACGATCCGCACTGCCTTCGAGGCCGATCGCACTCTGCGCGCGGCGGGAGGCGGGTTCTCCACGATCAGCCTGTCCGGCATCCTGTCCAACGTCGCCAACAAGGCGCTGCTCGAAGCGTACACGGCGGTCGAAAGCGTGGCGGTCCGCATCTGCGCCCAGGCCGACGTGAATGACTTCAAGCAGGTCACGCGCTACCGCATGACCGGCCAGGGGACGTTCGAGAAGGTCGGGCCCGACGGCGAGCTGAAGCACGCCCAGTTCACGGAAGAGTCTTACACGAACCAGATCGACACCTACGGCAAGATCATCGCCCTGACGCGGCAGATGATCATCAATGACGACCTGGGCGCCTTCCTGCAAATCCCGCGCATCCTGGGCCGGCAGTCGGCCCTGGCGATTGAGTCGGCGGTGTTCACGCTGCTCTTGTCGAATCCCGGCGGCTTCTTCTCGGCGGGCAACAAGAACTTCCAGAGCGGTGCCGGCACAGCGCTGCAGATCAGCTCGCTCACCACGGCCGAGCAATTGTTCGCCGACCAGACCGACAAGGACGGCAAGCCGATCTTGATCACGCCGGCCATCCTGCTCGTGCCCACTGCGCTCAAAGTTACGGCGCAGCAACTGATGACCGAGACGCGGGTCAACGAAACGACCACCGCCGACAAGCCCAAGCCGGCCAACAACCCGCATGCGGGCAAATGGACTCCGCTGGCGTCGACGTACCTGAACTCGCAAGGGATCGCGGGGGGCAGCGCCACCGCCTGGTACTTGTTCGCCAACCCGGCCGACGTGGCCGCGATGGAGATCGCGTACCTCCGGGGCCAGCGGACCCCGACCATCGAGTCGGGCGAGACCGACTTCGACACGCTGGGGATGAAGTGGCGCGGGTACTTCGACTTCGGCGTGGCGATGCAGGACTTCCGGGCGGCGGTCAAGAGCGCCGGCGCGTAACGCTTTGAACCAAAGGAGACCGACTCATGGCACAAGCCGTTTTCGTTCACGAAGGCGCTTCCATCGACTACACGCCCGGGGCCGACGTTGCTGCTGGCGACGTGGTGGTTCAGGGCGACCTGGTGGGCGTCGCCAAGCTCGACATCAAGGCCGGCAAGCTCGGCGCGCTGGCGGTCGAGGGCGTCTTCGACTTCGCCAAGGCGACGGGGGTGGGCACGGCGCTGGCGGCTGGCACGACCGTGTACTGGGACGACGCCGCCAATGTCGCCACGTCCACGGCTGCCGGCAACAAGCAAATCGGCAAGGTCGTGAAGGCGGCGGCGGACGCCGACGCCACGGTTCGCGTCCGCATGAATCAATGAGGACGCCATGCCCGACCTGCTGCAAACCGGATCGGATTGGCTAACCGACAAGCTCAAGGCGCACGCCGCGCGGCAGGTCGTCTATCGGCGCGGCGCACTGGAGGTCGCGGTCCTAGCCACGGTTGGCCGGACGCTGCTGAAGCTCGACGACGGCTACGGCGGCGTGCGCATGGAATGGACCGACCGCGACTTCCTCATTCAGGCGGCGGACTTGATCCTGGGCGGCTCGCCGGCCCTGCCCGAGCGCGGCGATCTGATCCGGGAAACGCAGGGGACCAAGACCTTCATCTACGAGGTCATGGCCCCAGGAAAGGAACCGCCCTGGCGCTGGTCGGACGTGTACCGGAAGCTCTTGCGGATTCACACAAAGCAGATCGGTACGGAGTGAGGCAATGGCCGACACGACGATGCGAATCGGGATGGGTTTGCTGCTCCTGGCTGCCCTGCCGGTCGGAGGCGACCCGGCCGTATGGGCGCAATGGGGGCTGGCCGGATTGGTGGTCGGCTACACCATGTGGCGCGATTGGCACCGGGAGCGGCGCATGAGCGAGGATCTGCAAAAGCACCAGACGTGGGTCCGCGACACGCTCTTGGGGGCGCTGGAGCGGAACACGGTTGCCCTGGAAAAAGTGGCCACGCTGCGGCGGGAGGCGAAGTAAGTGGCCGTCATCCTCGACATCGCCGACTCCGTGGTTGCCCAACTGAACGGGACCACGTTCAGCCAGCCGGTGACCGCCGAGCGGCACTACCAGCCGAAGTTCGAGCTGTCGGAGATGACGGACCTGAAGGTGAGC